ATAGAACAACCTAAAAGGAAATATCATGGAAGGCTTTAAATCATTACCTAAAATGCAATGCTTTAAAACTGGTGGCTCGGTCAAACCTAAAGCCATGTGCTACGGTGGCAAAATGAAAGAAGGTGGTAAAGCCGATATTGCCCAAGACAAAAAGATTGTCAAAAAAGCATTTGCCATGCATGATAAACAAGAGCACCCCGGTGAGAAGACTGACCTATCTAAGCTGAAAAAAGGTGGGCGCATGAAAAAAGATTGTGGCACCGTACGCAAATATAAAGCTGGCGGCGGTGTTTATGGTGCTAAAAAAACCGATGAAGATATTAAAAGTATTGATGCCGCTAAAGAATTCAAACCCAAAAAACTAAATATGGGTGGCTCATTAAAAGATGTTGATTCTGAAGACAACCCTGGTTTAGCTAAACTGCCTACCAATGTACGCAATAAAATGGGCTACAAAAAATCTGGCGGAAAAGCTTGCTAATATGCCAATCAAATCAAAAGCCCAATTGGGTGCAATGTATGCGGCAGCCGAAGGTAAATCAACGATTGGCATTCCTAAAAAAGTTGGCAAAGAGTTTGTCAAAGCTGGAAAAGCCAAACCTAACTTGCCTCAAAAAGTAATGAAACGAGCCGCTGGGCGCGGGAGATAATTTTGGCGTATTCTAATACGTACAACAAGACTAAAATCACTGTTGACCAGTTGATCTCGTACGCCTATCGTGATGCTGGTAAAACAGCAGAAGAAATGACGCCTGAGTATATTAACGCTGGTCGTCAAGCATTGTTCTACATCTTGCAAAATAGTGCTAACCGTGGTATTAATATCTGGCTACAAAAAATTGAAGTGCTTGGCCCACAAACTAATCAGCAGATCCTTTACATGCCACCAAACTGCGTGGATGTTTTGGAAGCAAACTGGGTATATATTGTTAACCCAACTATTTCTAGTGCGTTGCCAGTAGACAATCCTGATTCAGCAGTATTGTTTGACCAAAACTACAATAGTGATTTAAACTTACATGCTACATCAACTTTAGCTGAAAACTATTTTGGTGCAGCTTACAGTCCACAAACTCGGATATTTTATGTCGGTTTTAATGCTTATTCTCCTTCTGGCACTACTGTTTATAATCTTGACCTCGAAGTAAGTAACGATGGTATTAACTGGTCTGTATGGCAATCGTTGCCAGAGACCACATTGTCTGATCGTAACTGGGCATACTTTGGTATCAATGTAACGCAACAGTTTAGCTTTTACAGATTAAAGAACCGAGATACTGCCAACACATTCTCGTTGCGCTCTATTCAATTTGCTCAAAGTCAGCAAGTCATTCCAATGGCACGTCTTAATCGCACTGATTATTTTTCGTTGCCAAACAAACAATTCCCAAGTCAGCGCACACTGCAATACTGGTTTGATCGCCAGATTGTGCCAGAGATGTATTTGTGGCCAGTGCCTAACAACAACTTCCAAGTGTTCTCACTAATTTTGGAATTGCAACCTCAAGATGTGGGTTCGTTAACCAATGAGCTGTACATGCCTGATCGTGCTATTCCTTACTTCCAAGCAGCCTTATCTCACAAGCTGGCAATGCAATTGCCTGATGCTGATTTAAACCGAATAGCCTATCTTGAAAAGCTGGCACTAGATGCTCGTACCCAATTTGAAGACGAAGATCGTGATAAGTCACCAATCTACTTCCAACCTAATATAAGTTACTACACACGATGAGCGTAATAATGACCTATGATTCGCTGGTGCTTAACATCCAGCAATACATGGAACGTAACGATCCAGACTTTATTGCGCAGATTCCTAACTTAATTGCGTTGGCTGAGTCTTGTATTGCAGCTGAACTCAAGACTTACATGCAGTTAATTGTGGTAGAAACCAACTTAGCGCAAAACCAAACGGTGCTGAACAAACCAGCACGCTGGCGCAAAACCGTATCTATGAAAGTCAATGGTACACCAGTATTGTTGCGTAGCCAAGACTATGTGTCTCAATACTTGTCTGAATCAGATAATGATAAACCTATTTATTATGCTGAGTATGATTACAGCAACTGGAATTTTGCACCAGCTGCAGATCAAAACTACCCAGTAGAAATTATTTACTACGCTGAAATTCAACCGCTTGATAAAGTTAATCAACAAAATCTATGGACAGCGGTAGCGCCACAAGCCATGTTATATGGAGCTTTGTTGCAAGCTCAGGGTTATTTAAAAGCTTTGGATAAACTGCCTGTTTGGAAACAATACTATACCGACGCAATAGTTGCACTCAAGAAAGAAGATAACACTCGTCGTATAGATCGCAATACTACGGTTCAGGAACCATAAAATATGTCAACGACACCAGTTTATACATCGCCCTTTACAGGCACCGTTGTCACTCCAACGGATGTGTCTTATCTTGCACTTCCTTTTAGTACAGATCAAGTTCTCTACTGGCCTTCTACTGTAAATGGTAGTCAGCCTCCCGCTGCTCGTATTATTGATTGTGTTGCTTCAACTGATGGTTTAACAATTGCTCTTCCCCAAGCTGATCAAGGCACTTTGGGTGCAGACATTCTTTTCCGTAATTTAGGCGCTCATGAGTTTATTATTACCGATTTTATTGGTGGAGCAAGTGTTACTGTACCCATTGGCATTAGCAAATATTTTTATCTTACTAACAATACTTCTGCTGCTGGTATCTGGAATAATGTAACATTTGCTGCTGGCACTTCGTTTGCTGATGCCGCCACTTTGGCTGGTTATGGTTTGACAACGGTAAACGGTAAATTAGCTACCACCCAAAATCCAGTTAACGTAACCGTATCACCTACCATTTCGGATGACAGCCGCGCTGCAACTTTTGTTTGGAACGCTGGTGCTGGTAGCTTTACGTTGCCTTCTATTCAATCATTATCAACTGGTTGGTACATTGGTTTTAGAAACAATGGTACTGGTACATTAACAATTAACCCAACATCACCAGATAACATTAATGGTCAAACTTCCATTAATGTTAACCCTGGCGATTCGGGTTTTATGTTTTTAAATGCCGCTCTAACAGGTTTTATTACTGTTGGCTTGGCTAATCCAAATGCTTTAACATTTACTGCAGCAACATATGATGTGGATTCAATACCGACTAATACGTTTAGTTTGGTAAACTTTGCTCCAATCATTCAAACGTATATTGCTCAGTCTGGTACTCGTACACAGAACTTAGCGGTAACATTGCCTGCAATTACTCAGATTTATGTGTTGGCTAACAACACCAATCAGTCTGGCTATAACATTACTTTCCAAAACGAAAACAGTACCCAGATACCATTGGTATTAACCGCTGGTCAAATTGTTACGGTGCTTAGCGATGGTGAATATTTATATCCATTAACATCTGCTACCACTGGAGCATTTTATGCTGCTGACGGAACCGCTTCGTTGCCAGCCTATTCGTTTAACAGTGATATCCACACTGGTATGTATTTGGTTAGCACTGGCATTTTAGGATTGTCAGCAAACTCAACGGACATTATTAAGATTGATAACTCTAATACGTCTACTCCGTTGGTTACTGTTGCTGCAACCCTAAACGCCCAATTAATTAGTGGTGGGCAGTTTTAAATGGCGGCTGATAATCAGCAACAGGATACCTCGCAATACACTTCAATTTACAGCTTAGCAATTCCAGCTGGTATAAAGCGTGATGGTACACAGTTTCAAAACGACCAGTACACCGATGGTGTATGGTGTCGTTTTCAACGTATGGAACCAAAGAAAATTGGTGGCTTTCGCACACTGTTTAATGGCTTAGTAGGGATTGCTAGAGGATTAATTTCCCAGCCGTACAATGGTGTTAACTATCTTTTTTCTGGTAATTACAAAGAGTTAGATGTATACACTACCAGTACAAACTATGGTACTGGTAGCGGTCCATTTACGGCAAACATCTTGCCTGGCACAGCGTTTGTTAGTTTGGTATCCAACACCACCACATCGTTTACAGTTGCTGGCAATTTAACTACAGTGTTTCCCACAGGCACAAAAGTTATTTTTGCTCAAAGTAATACTGCTACAACTTATACAGTTAGCACTGCAACATATAGCACACCAAACACTGTGGTAAATGTGACTGGTGGCACCATTGTTGGGTCGCCAACAACAGTGTATTTAAATAACAGTCCAGTGTTTGAGCCAGATCCTGACACTGGACCGTTTAGAAACATTTGGCAGTTTGATGCACAGTTTAGTCCGCAAGGTGGTGACTTAGCAATTTTTGCTCACCCTGGCAAAAACTTAGTGAACATTGATAATGGAGTAAAATCGCAAGTTTTAGTTGGAGCGATCACCCCTGACAACGAATATCAATGGTCATTTACTGGTCTGTCAGATAGTAAAGGTCAAAATCCAACTTACAAACCTATTAGTGTTGATGGTGGTGTTTGTGTTTTGTACCCATTTATTTTTGTATACGGCTCCAACGGCTTTATTGCAAATAACAATGTGGACTCAACCTATCTTAATAGAAACTTTTATGATTGGAATGGCCCATTTGCCAACCAAACTAACGTAGCTTCATCTAAGATTGTTAAAGGTGTTACCATGCGTGGTGGTACTAACTCACCATCTGGTTTGTTTTGGGCTACTGACAGTTTAATTAGGGTATCTTTTAACTCACAAGCAACTAGTATTTACTGGACATACGACATTATTTCCAGCCAGATTTCAATTATGTCATCTAGCGCTGTTGTAGAAATGGATGGTATCTATTTTTGGATGGGTGTTGATAGGTTCTATCTGTATAATGGTAGTGTAAAAGTATTACCAAATGATAAAAACGTAAACTACCTTTTTGATAATTTAAATTATTCACAACGCCAAAAAGTCTGGGCAACTAAAGTGCCGCGTTACAATGAGATTTGGTTCTTTTATCCACGTGGCACCGCTACTGAATGTACTGATGCCATTATTTATAATGTAAAAGATCAGTTGTGGTATGATGCTGGTCAAGCAAAAGGATCGCAGCGCTCTTGTGGTTATACTACAGAGTTGTTTCCAACACCTATTTGGTGTGACTGGAACTACGATCCTGTGTTTAGTACACCGCATTTTGTCGTAGCAACGCCTTCTGGTGAGGTTGCACCAAACCAAAACCAATTGTATTTGTCAGGTAACCAAACTCAGTTATTTAGTCCTGGTGATTCATTGTGTTTTAGTACAACCGATACGCTTAATAATACCTATTTAGT